CTAGGCGTGCAGCCCGCTCGCTGGCGCCAACTGTACTTGGTCTTTATCTCACGCGTCGAGAAGTGCGTGGTGTTCGGAAGTCGTTTAAGGAATCTGGTTCTTATTTGGAGTACTGTTATTGTTTGATGCTTTCTAAGATGTATGCTGTTGATTATGTTCGTCAGATTACTAATGAGAGGTCATTGGTCTTGTTTTCTAAGTTGCGTGAAAATTGCATTGATCGTATTGGCGCTAGGAACCGAGATCTTCCAGTTCTTAAAACTCCATCTTTCTTTGTTGAGGTCAAATCATCCCCTGAGATGTTGCGTTCGGTTGTTTGTGCATCAGCTCTTGAGCAAGCTACCAAAATCATGGCATCTAGTAAGGACGTTCATGCAATTGATCATTCTATGGCTTTGATTAGCTTGCGTTCCGAAATTTTGATGCCTACATCATGTTCTATTGGTAACAATGCTGCTACCAAGCTTCGGATAAATTCTCTTCCTGCTGTATCTTCACAATCAATTTGGAGTGTTGCCAAAGAGGAAGGAACTGCATGTGTTGATGAATGTGCCATATGCTCTAATTTTGGTGTTTTTGGAGTATATTGTCGTTCTAAACACTTCACATGTGTTAACTGCTATGCTCATTTGATGGAGGATTCAAAGCATTTTGAACCACCAAAATGCCATTCATGCCGCCAGCCTGTTCGTCTTGGTGACGTGGATGGTTCTACTGGGTTTCATGAACTTTATGGTGCTGGTGGTGATGTAGGGCTTGTTTCAAAATTGCTTGAGGTATTAGATCAGCCAGCTGCAGGTGAGAATCTTGATCGGCATGAAATGGAAATGCTTACTAAGTCGTGTAAGAAAATGATGAACCATTTGTTTGGCCCTGGCTACAAAGGTCAACATCCGCCAATAAATTTTCTTGATTATAATTCATATCCACAAAATTACCCAAAAAAATCTTCTGCAGGATTGTATGTTGGGCTTACCACTCCCAATCCAATGAAATGTGAAGTTTATGATCAGATGATAACCAACACTATTCAGATATTCAATCATATCGTCGACACGCCAGATCCTAAAGACGCATTGCTTCTTTCACGTGAAGCGATATCAAATGTCAACAAACCTTCAATTAAACGAGAGCTTCGTTCTCCATGTATGAAGTACAACGAAGAGACTCATTTGTGGGAGTTCTCAATGGAAGGTGGCGAACGTCTTTTCATGATTCCAGATGTTATAAATTTTGCTATCTTTAAAGCATTTGTCCGTCCTGGTTCTAATATCTGTGGTCTTGGAAGGGACACATTTAATATGCCAATTAAAATTGGCATGCCTTTTGATCGTGGCTCAGCAACTGATTTTGTTTCTGAATTACTTGCTGAGTCCTTGGATAAATTGTTCAGTATCAAGACTTCTGCTGAATTGTTGGGGTGGCAAAGGCATGTTATGAGTAAATGGCATATTATCGAAGCCGATCTTAGTAAATGGGATTTGCGTGTTCGTGGCTTCCTTCTTGATAATGTTGTTCGCCATTATTTTTCACTTTTTGACATTTCGCAAAAGAAACCGTTTCGTAAAGGTGATTCTACTGAAGATGCGCAACGCTACCTGTTTAAAATTATTGTTCTTCGTTTGCTTGAGACGTTGAGAGTCAAAATAATACCGTCTCCTGATGGAAATTTGTGGCATGCAATTATTGGAACAATGAATAGTGGTCATTATGGTACCTCTTTTTTTAACAGTTTATTGAATCTGTCCCTCCAAATTTGGGTTCTTTCACTTATGTATCCTGATATCGACATTATCAATAATTTTGGTTCTAAGATCCGAATTTTTGTCTTTGGTGATGATTTGCTCATGGCTCTTGCCAAGGACTTAATTCCAAAATTTGATGGAGAAAATTACATATCCACCATTAAGCGCGTTTCCAACATGGTTGTTAAACCTTCAAATTTTAATATTTGCAAACGTATTGTGGCTAAGAATTGCGAAATACCTGATCGTGATGCCCCTTCTTTTCTCAAGAATCAATTGAGTTGGAGGTATTGCCCAAATTGCGATCGTGGAGAATTTTTCTTTTCTCGTCACCATACTCACAGTATCGCCAAAATGTATGCTTCTGCTGAAATTACACTTAATGAATTTCATCTTCGTGATCGTGCTATATGTTTGGCGTATTGTAGTGGAGCTAATAAAAAAATTTATGATGCTGCTGCTAGATTGTTTATGACTGCATTGGATATGATAAATGGGCGAGATGACGCATATATACCAGAGCGTGCTCTTGAAGACGTGTTGTTTAGGAACAATGTTGAGGCTCTTGACTACTCTGCTTTTCCAGAATATGAACATGTTATTGATCGTATGGCATGCTATAAGGAGAAGTATTTGTGTCCTAAACAATTTGCATCTTGGGAGATGTGTCAACAATTTGATGGTGAAAAAATGGATATGTCAGAATTCTATTGAAAATTTCCGTTCTTGCCCGTGTGTTCCGGGCATTACAAATTGAACGGTGATGACCCTTATGGTAACCTGGATGTCGTCGCATTTTGAGTTAATTTCTTTCTTCCGTTTATTTTTGTTGGTACAATCAGAAATAACGGACAACAAAAC